TTTCTTTGGTACTCAGCTGTTTGAACTCCTGCTCTGCCAGAACCCAGGACTCCTAATTTTGCTTGTTGATCTTTAATGGCTTGTTCTCTCATTGCAGCTTGTTCATCAAACTGTGCAAGCGTGGCATCTCTAACAGCTTGTTGATATGGTGACTCAAAAGCTTGGAAAGCTGTTGGTCCTGTTAATCCTGCTTGTGCTTGAAACTGTGCTCCAGCTGCATCAATAAAAGGTTGAACACCACCAAGTGTTGTTTGTGCTGTATCTAAAAATGGTTGAAAGCCAGCTACACCAGTTCCTGTCACACCAGATATTGCTCCTGTTTTTGGATCAAATTGTAATGTTCCAAGTCCTGCTTGTGTTGCTTGTTGCTGTTGTACCGCTTGATCTAATGCAGTCTTACCTACAACAGATGGTGCAAATGCTGCAGTATCAAGTGGTGTTTCAACTTGATCTCGTAAAGAAGTTAAATAGGCCTTCTGTGCTTCTTCTATTATCGGGGACGGACGCGTTATCTGTGTTACTTCTTCAGCCATTATGCTCTCCCCATAGATTCTAATTGTTTCATAGTGTTGTACATTCTCCTTGCACCCATGTTGATGTCGCCGCCACCCGCTGCTCTTACAGCGTCAGCAGTAAATACAAATTCATTTTTGCTAAGTCTAGCAGGCACGTCATCGGCTTTTTCCTTTGCACCGTATGGCATGAAGCCTCCAGTATAGCGCATATCTGCCTCGATTGGAAGCCCTCCTAGACCACTTTCTTGTGCCGTGGGCCTTGATCCCATAGCTAAGTTTGTTCTCATTAATCCACCCTCTGCTACTCTTGGTCTAAATGCTGTTGTATCAAAGTCTTGCCACATCTCTTCTGCTTCTGCTTGTAATCTTGCTATTTCACTAGATGATAATCCTGCTTCTTCACCTTCCTCTTTTATTTCTTGTTTTGTTGTTGCAAGCGTTGCCCCAGCTGTAACTAATCCAGCTACTTTAGCTTTATTAATCACTGGTGTGCCATCTTTCACCGTGCTTATTAAACTACCACCAGTTCCAAACTCACCCCCAAATCCTAGTAAGCCTTGTTTTGCACCTCTTTCTAAAACAAACTCACCTGCCTCTCTATCAAAAGCTCCTTCTGCTGGACTTCCAAATAAAAATCTTTCTGCTGTATCACCAAATCTTCCAAGTTTACCTGACTCTCCAAGACCAGGTCCACCAAATAATAATTGTCTTGCTGAAATACCACTACCAAAATCTTGCGGTCCAAATCTAGTAAAACCTGTAGGTTTAAAAGCACCTAGTCCTTGACCTCCTTGAAATCTTATACCAGGCAATAACGACGCTCCTGTAAGTATAGGATTAATTCTACCCTGACCCGTTCTTAATTGACCAGCTATAGATAAAGCAGCTGCGGCTGGTAAACTATATGGTGCAACAAAAGGTGCTGCAGCAGTCATGATACCTGCTATTTCTTTAGGAACTACTTTTCTAACTGTTTTTTTAACAAATTTTTTTGCTTTTTTAAATATGCCCATAATGTCGTTCTATTTGGTTTTAGGAAACAAATCAAGCGAAGGCATGATGACCTTTACATCTCGTCTAATCTCTGCCTCTGGCACGCCCTTTGTTTTCCATTCGTCCTCTGTTTTATATACCTCACCTGTTTTCAAGTTAGATATAGTTGTTATTATCTTTTCTGGTTTTATTGTTTGCATTATGTTGTTACCTCTCTTGGTTCTATTTCTAGTATTGAAGCTACCACATGAAGCCTATTAGCATAGGCAGC